ATGACGATCAAGAAGTCTTCTCCAGACCTAGCACAATAGGACTTCTTACGGGCTGGAGAAGACTTCTTGATCGTCATGTTGGCGTCACCAAAACGTATCACCTTAGACTTACCGTTAGCACAGGCGCGAACTACGCTCTTCTTTCCGCCGCTTATATCGCGTCTTGGGCTGTTACAGGGTAGATTGCGTGGGTTCATAGGTCAAATGGCCTTAAATCGCAAGGAAAGGGGGTTCTAGGGCCTATTGGCTTGCTTCTTCTTGCGGCGTTTCGGCTTAATTATAACAGAAGGAGCCTTTTTAGCCCCAATCCAAGGAGCCACGGCAAAGACAATACCTAGCCCAGCAGCCACACTAGCAAAGCGTTCAAAGGCTAATAGGGCACCATCTGCCGATTTCTTATACTTACGGGATGTTTCTAGGTTTTCCAGTAGGAGCTTGTTGATCAGCTCCGTCATTGGGTCAATGACGCCATAGAGTTCAGCGGTCATGGCAGGGGAGTTGAGCGTCTCAATGTTTCCTTTGTCACACGCTTCTCGCGCTTTCTTTAGATAGGCTTTAACCAACTTATGCTTGGCCACCAGCTCTTTAGGCTCTCCAAACTCAGCAATGAGCCGTTCAGCTTCGGCTTCTAGCTTGGTTAGCGAAGCGCAAAACTCCTTCCCGTCTATCAATCCTTTGCTCGCTTTAGCCTGACCATCCACAATCGCCAAGCCATAGATGTCAAAAAGTGGGCTAAGGACATTGCTAGTAAGGGCAAATTCCCTGTCGCTTTCCGCAATGTTTCCGGAAACCTTCTGCACCGTAACTACCCCAATGCCCGAAAAACAAACGACGGTTGCGGCCAGCGCAGCGGTGATTAGCTTCGGGTTCATTTCTTCAAAAGCTTGCTCGGATTCTTGGAATACCGTTTCGCCAGAGTTGTTAGCCCGTCGATAATTTCGGGAGAGATGACGCCCGCAACGCCGTAGGTAATGGCCTTAACAAGCGAGCTGACCTCGATCTGCTCGACGATGAACCAAGCGATAGTCGAGACAATAGCCGCCATCAGGATTCGCCGCACGCTATCCCACGGTGTACCTTGAATCGGATTGGCCAGCAGTCGAGCAGTCATGCCAGCTCCACCGATGACAGCAGTTAACCATCCGGTCTCTTTCCACACCTTGGCAATTTCCATGAGATCTTTGTGCTCGTTCATTTTTTGCGGGTCATCCTATCGCCAAACCACCACCCCACGCAGTTGAACGCACAGAACTGAATTTCGTCGATCATCTCAGCTTGCTCGGATGCCGTGACGCGAAAGAAAACAATCGTTACCAGAATCAAAAGGAGCAGCGTGATGAACGGGCGAAACAGCGTTATCAAATTGGCCGCCCAGTCCGATGTGTTGGCTGGAGGCGTGGCCGCTTGTTGGCTGGCCGTGAACGCATCCCATTTAGCCTTGTCGCTCGCAATCTCGGCCATCGCCTTTGCCTCCTCTAGCTTACGCTTGTGATCTTGTCCGGCCTTGTAGTTCTCAAAAAAACCGTTGCCGATGCGGAGCAAGACACCGAGCGCACCGCCACCGAGAGCATTTGTGATAAGATCGAGCATGGCTTATACTGATTTCGGATTTGTCAAACGGCGGAACAAAAAGTAGGGCAACCAAATCCACTTTGGTATCTTGGTGATTTTTACATTGGTATTCTGCACCACAGGCATCTCAGCATCCCACAGCTTAACGCGAACAGGCTCCCCATCGGGCGAGCAACAGTTGATTAGGGACACATTGCGCGTAGGGGCGCGGCCCTTAGTCCAATAGTTGTCGTACTGCCCCAACTCGACGGTGCCGCTGATGACGCAGTTATTGAGTTCAAATCCGTCAATGGTTCCTTTGATCGTAACCGAGCCTTGAATCGTGCAGGACTGAATTAGGTAATTGCTACCGCGCACGCAATCAATCGAATCCTCGCGGCTGGCAGGAATGGTTAATCCGCGAGCCGCAAGGTTGCTCACGTTTGAGCATTTAAACAAGTCGTCCCATTGCTTGGGATCGCTTGGAGCTTGCCAGTCCTCAGACGTAACCAGCTTGCCGTTGTCGGCGGGCCCAACGTAGCTGCGCCAGTTAACGTCTTTGGTTCCGCTCATATTACTCAGGCTTAGGAGCGTCTTTTGGCTTCAAGGCTTCAACGAGCACTTCCGCAGACTTGCGGATGATGTCGTGTTGCTCGGCTGGCAAAGGAGCGAGACGGGCGGCGGCGTACAGGTTATTGAATGCTTGTTCAGTTGTCATAGGTAAACTCAAACTCAGACATTGCTTGCGAGCAAGTAGTAAGTGACGCCGCCGATGACAATTGTTACCTTATGCGTGGAGGCGACGGCTACGGCTGCGGTTACTGTGTTACCGATGGCAAGTGCTCCCGTGCTCGTCAACGCGCCAGTAACAGCGAGTCCGGCGCCGGAGAATCGGCCACGTTCAGCACCTCCAGCAACAAGTGCGAGGATGTTATTACCAAAAACAACTTCTGCCTGAACACCCGATGAAACGTCATTGTAATCGACGCTTCGACGTATGCGCATAGAAGACGTATCCCAATTCCCAGAACTTGACCCCGTACTATCTCGCACACTAATGATGCGTAAACCGTCGTTATTATCGCCACGCGAGTCGGCGAAATACGCCATATTGACGTAATCCCCCGTCGTCAGACCAACAGTAGGCGTCTGGCTGATTAAACCATACGCAGTTGTTGATGCCGTAGAGATATACAGCTTGGACGCAGGGCTTGTCTTATTAATTCCGACGTTACCAGAACCTACGATTTTGTTTAAAATGATGCTTCCGCTGCTTGCACCGTCGATATAAAGATCGTTGTCGGTTCCGGTAGTGAGTTTCTTGATACCCGAAAAAGTGATTGCAACACCCTGAGATAGATTGTTTGCCCGTACCGCGAATATGTTCGTCGCTAATACATTGTCGGCACTTACAACCGAGAGCTTTTCGCTCGGACTCGTCGTCCCGATGCCGGTCGATGCCATAATACCGACGCTGCTCGCGTTTACGGTAATTGTAGAACCTTGAATAGTAAGAGGCGTAAAAGCATTTTCTACTGCGTTTACTGCGTCGATATAGCTGCTTGCTGTGCTGTATCCACTAAAACGAAGTTTATTGGTGGCTCCAGCAACTCGGAAACTATAAATGCCATCTGCGGCGGTCGAACTTAGGGTCGTGAACGCGCCAGTATTTGCAGTTGTCGCTCCAATCGTTCCGCCCTCATACAACAACGTCGAGGATGCGTTTGGCAGCGTAAAGGTTTTTTCGCTGGAGGCTGGGCCTGAAAACTTCGCAAATCCGTTTCCTGTGCCGCCGTAGGTCGATGCGATAACTTGAGTCAGTGCAGCCGAACCATCAAAGTTGTTGCCGTAGATGGCGCGTGCGGTTGTAAGCGTGGCCGCGCTGCCAGTCGTGTTCTGGTTCAGCGTTGGGAAAGTGCAGTTGGCTAGATTTCCGCTGGCTGGCGTGCCGAGAATGGGAGTGACTAGGGTTGGGCTAGTTGCAAACACCGCCGCGCCACTACCTGTTTCATCCGTAAGCGCCGAGGCAAGATTGGCCGAGGTGAAAGAGCCGAGTGAGGTGGCGTTGCCAACTGAGGTGACCGCGCCAGTAAGGTTGGCATTGGTGACCACCGTAGCCGCAAATGAGCCTGTACCGCTACCCGTAACACCGCCTGTAAGGGTGATAGTTTGGTCACCTGTGTTCGTACCACTAAGATTGCTACCTGTCACTGCACCAGTAGCCGCGATTGTGCTACTTGCCGTAACGGTTGTGAAGGCACCCGTAGATGGGCTAGAAGCCCCAATGGTTGTGTTTGTAAGGCCAACAGACGAATAGTCTGTACTAGCCCCAACAACGGCTCCTGTGCGCCCAAACACGCTAGAAACGCTATCTGTGAGGTCAACCTTCTCCCAAGCCGTACCATTGCTGATAATCCAGTCGCCAATAGCAAACGTAATGCCAAACTGCGTGCCAGCCACGCTTACAACGTAGTAGTCCCCTTTGCTAATAGCCGCAGGAGGATCAACAAGCGTAGGACTATTAGCAGCCGCACTCCATGTGCCCTTGTAATTGACCTGTCCGGCAGTTAGAAGGGGCGGAGAATAGTTGGTGATTTGGTCGAATAGTCCGGACATTTTATAGGTAGTTGAGTTCGCTAATCGTGAATACACCAGAGCCGCTAACAGCTATCACTTTAACGGATTGTGCCCATGTACGGCTCCAAATGCCGCTATTACCGTCCTTGATGATATGACCATCGGTTGTGGTAGGAGTTGCGCCATCAATGGTGAAACGCATATCCGCACCAGCCAGCGTCCAATAAACATGGCTTGTATTGGCATCCAAAGCCGCGCCAATGAAATTGGTAGAACTGGAGCTAACCGTTAGGTTACGGTGGGTAGTGTTTGACACAGGAATCACCTGCATCGGGCCGTTGACTACTTTTGCGTTGGACATATTAGTTGGTAAATTGACTGATGGTTACTTGGGAGGAAGTACCTGTGTGACGCAGGAGCTTGGCAGCAATAGCAGCGTCCTTGCTCCACCAGCCATACCAACCATTAGGAAGAACATGACCATTGGAAGCCGTGGGTGTCGTGCCGTCAAACGTAACAATCACCGCAGCAGCGTGCACCGTAACAAAGAACGCATTGGTCTTAAAATCAAAGGTGGCTGGGTCAAATTGTACGGCTGTCGCAGCTACGTCCAAATTTTGGCTGGCGGCTGTACCATTGGGTTTAGGATAGAGATTAACAACAAAGCTATTCATCGGCGGAAGGAGCGGGAATTATGGGTTGAGATACGATGAGCCATCATACCAGTTGCGCGGGAAACATCAGTCTTTTGAAGTTGGTCATCAAGAATGCCTTTTGCGACATTTTCCTCAATGATTGCTTTCTCATTTTGACCATCTTGACGTAGGAAATCAGCATAGACGGAATGGGCAATGTAGTCAAACCATTCGCCAGGGATGTTGGTGCTGGCTGTGGTGTATGGGCCATCCCATACCATCTTGTAAGTGACATAGGTGCTGGTAGATGGAGCCGTGTCGCCAACTAGGTGAGCGCCGTCATTATTGACGTAATACTCAAGCTCTACGGACGAATAGAGATAGAACGGCTGGTAGGTCTTGTGTATGCGAAGGAAGGTGTCAATGGTATCCTTGCCCGCTTGGGTGAAAGGAACGATGTTGCTGTTAAGCGTGGCTGTTCCACTTCCTGTGCCTGCGCCTGTGGCTACAAAGACCACTCCAACTGTGTTAGAAGCCGCGCCAATGGATACAAAGTTGGTGCTACCCACCGTAAGAATGGTGTAAGTTGTTCCAACAACAAACGATCCAGCATTAACTGTGCTGGTTTTAAGGCTACGAATCTCACCCGCAACGAGGTAGCGCGGCCAATAATCAGTGGCTTCGTAGGCCATATTAGCCCTACGATTGACCAAACTGGTAAGGAACGTGAGTTCGGTGGGCGTAAAGTCACTAATGCCAGCAAGAGCTTGCACCCGAAGAATAAGGTCGCTGTATGTTCCGTTAGCCATTAGATTTTATTGGGACTGAGATGAGGGAAGCGTTTCTGATAGTCTTTCATAAAGCCACGGTCACGCATGGCCTCTGCGCCGTATTTATTACGCATATTGAACCACTCCCATGCTGGGGTGACAGCTACACAACGAAGGCTCTTAAACCCGTCTTTCTGGGCGGTTTTGATCTTGTCAGCGTGCTGGGCGCAAATCTTCTCGCGCTCGTTCTCCCACGCTTCCTTCAATTTAACGCCATAACGCAGCTCATTCAACAATGCTCGGTCGGCATCGCCGTTAAAACTCCGAGGCAATTTGGTAATAATTTCCATAAAAAAGGCTTGCGCGGATTATACCACACAAGCCTTGGGGGGATTTAGCTAACTACCGATTAGGCAATCGCCGTGATCTTGCCGTGGGCAAGAGGCGAGTGAACCTGGAGGGTGAGCGCAGCGTCAATGAAGCCACGTTCGCCACCGCCTTGATTTGGAAGGCGAGTGCTGCCGATGCTCATCAGTTCAGCGATACCGATGTAGTCTGGGTTGATGAGATAGCCATACGAGGTCGAAGGCATACAAGCAGGGTTGCCGTTGATGACGGTGATGAGGCCGAAGTCGCTGTCATAGGTGTTGACCGAGAGGGTAATCTCTTTGTCGGTCGCCATCTGGTTGACATGGAACACGTTCTCGCTGGAGTTGCCGTCAGAACGGGCAAAGCCAGAAATGGTGCGACGGAGGGTCGTACCAGCAACGAGCGTGAGGGCATCAACAGTGCCTGTTTTGTTGAAGATCGAGGCAACGAGACCGTTAAACACGGACTCAGTGAGGGCGGTGCCAGCACCGTTGATCGAACCAGCAGGTGTGCGATAGTCCGATGGAACATCGGCTGGGCCAGCGCTATCGAGCCAGTCGCCAAGGCCACGGAGGGCATAGGCGGTTGTGCTGCCATCTTCCACGGCGCGGTCTTGCGTACCAGCAACAGTGGCTTCGATGTCGCGCTTCATTTCGCGGATGGCTTTCGCCTCGGCTTCAGCAATTTTGGCTGGGCCAACGGACTCAACGGCGTCCTGCAATTGGCTAACCATGTAGTTCTTTTGGAACAGTTGAATGTAGTTGCCGAGACGGGCGCGGCCAGAGAACTTGTCCGTGAAGGACGAGATGTCTTGACCTTCGCGCACGCCAGCAATAACTGGAGCAGCGAGAGAGTCAACGGTCCACTCATTGTAAGTGGCAGTGGCTTTGCTCTTTTTGGCGAGCGATGTAATTGGGGTTTCTTCTGGCGCGAGGATCGTCAGAACGTCTGTGAGGTCTTCGCGGTTAGAAACAGCGGAACCTGGATTAGTTGTCGAATAGGTGTTTGAAAAGGCCATGATAATTAAGATTTAGTATGTTGAAGAGCACGAAGTTTTGTGAAGTCCTTATAACTAGACGATTTTCCAAATCGTTCGCTGAGGTCTTTCAAGGCCTTGTTCTGGCGAACTTCAGGCTTGAGGGAGTCGGCAGACTGGTTAATAATCGGGCTGTTCGGGGACAGTTTAACGGATGGTTTAGCATCCACTGGCCGACGAGCATACAAACTATTAGCCGCATGAGCGAGGAGATATGGGATTTGTGGAGCCAAGTCAGGTAGAGCCTTCTCTAAACCCTTCAGTCGCTCATCACTCATCATTGCCTCATATTGCTTACGGATGTCGTTGTCATCGCCTTG